CTTTTATTGAGCCCGAAAATGACACTTCACCAAATAGAGGTTTTCATTATTTGATGGCTATTATTATTATATTTTGCATTGTCATGATAATATCTATCTATTTAACTCAACCTAAATAGTAAGTATACATATAAATATAAATGTGGTCAACTACAGACTCTGTAATTGCGCATATTGAGAAGGCTCTTACGAGCGTGGAGGAACTAAAAAGCAAGCTGCCTGCATCCGTCTTCAAGATTGAAGGAATGACAGGCATCAAGACACGAGCATTCTATAATGCACTCTGCGATGTTCCAGAGGAGACGAATTATTTTGAAATTGGCGCGTGGGGCGGTTCATCCACGGCAAGTGCTCTTTATGGAAATACGAAGATAACCCCCTATATTGTAGACAATTGGTCGGAGTTTGATGGCTCCTATGAGGTTTTTCGCAAGAATGTGTCCGAGCATTTTGACTTTTCTAAAGTGAATCTCTTTCAAGTTGATTATAAGACAATGGATTTATCTAGCATTCCGCCTATACAAATCTATTTATATGACGGACCTCATGAGCGGTCAGATCATGTTCTGGCTTTTTTAAAATATTGTAGAATTCTGGCGCCCATTTCAATTGTCTTGGTTGACGACTGGAACTGGGAGTGTGTGCAAGAGGGGACTCGTGAGGCGTTGGCCGAGATTCCGTTCGACGTTGTGTATGAGAAGTGTATTTACACCGACTATGAGAAGGAACGCGCGGCTGACTACTGGAACGGTATTGGCATTTTTGTGCTGCGGAGACAGTTTTAGTGTTTACCCTAAACAGGATGAGTGAAATTCAGCCAAAGAGAGGGACTGCTGCACTGTTCACATTCGGTCGTTTCCAGCCTCCCACAACCGGCCACCAGATTCTGATTGAATCGGTCGCGGCGGCTGCGGCGGCTGCAGGAGCGGATGCCTATATTTTCGTTACAAGCTCGTCCAATAATCTAGAGGCCAAGGTTGTAAAAAACATGATGAAGAATGGTATATTCAAGTCTGTCAAGGAGAACGAGAATCCGCTGTCTGTAGAGACAAAGGTGTTCTATCTCAAGAAGATGTATCCAGCCACAGATGTGACTTTTATCAATACAACTGAGTATGAGTGTAAACAACTGTTTCAGGTTCTCGAAAGGCTGCGGAGCGCTGGATATACCTCAATCACAATGATGGTGGGTAGTGATCGTGTCCCCGCATTTAAGAAGATGTTTGAGAAGGCGGCGCCCGATGTGAACGTCATCTCGGCTGGCGAGAGGAATCTGGCGAATGCGGTCTCAAATGCACCTAAGGCGATGTCTGGAACAAAAATGCGCCTGGCAGCTGTGCGTGGCGACCTTGAGTTCTTCAAGAGGGGTGTGATGATTGGCGACATGACGGAGTCAGATGCGAGTGATTTGATGGGTTTGGTGCGCGTTGGTTTAGGATTCCCTGCTGCTTTTGGCGGTGGTGGCCGCAAGATACGAGTTAGGGCTGCCACGAGGCGGCGCTATCGTTTGAGGGAGAATGAGCGGCTCTGATTATTTCATTAAATGATTCAGTTAACTCTTTACACTTAGATTCCTCAAATTGAGGATTTAGATGTGGAAATTGCAGGTAGAACTCTTGAAGTTTTACTTTGGCGTCTTGTAGCTTTAGAGTTAAGTCTACCTTTTTAGAGCTAGTTGTTTTCCAGCAAACACTTTCAGTCTTAAATTCAATTGCGAAGCGATCTCCATGTAAACCATTTGCGCGAACATACCAAATATGTTTAGGAATTTCTTCGGGCTTAATTGGACAGCCTTCAGGAAGTTCAACATGTCTTATCTTCTTTCCCTGATTTATATTTTGCTGAGATTGTGAAAGTATACGAAGATTTTCTTTTCTATTGTCGAGTCCATTTCTGTTAATATGGTCTACCGTTTCCTTTGTGCCTTTGCCATCAAATGTTATTTTATCCATAATCAGATTATGAAGATAGAGTTCTAACTTATGACCCCCATCTAGGTAAAAGGTAGAGCCTATATATTTTCCAGAAGTCAAGTGCCACGGTCTCTTTTCAATCTTAGGAAAGTCATCCTTATCAATTACAAATTTTACATCTTCGCCAGTATGTTGAAGAATACCAACAACATATTCTTTATTATTATACGTCACAAATTTATAATCAATAATACCAGGTTTACGCCCAGAATTACGATAGCCAGTCTTATATTCCAAATCCATGCTGTTCTTACAGTATAGATGTGAAATTAACTAATCAATTTTACGCAAAAATAACTATTACGCAAAAACCAAAACCACTAAGAGCCGGAAACCACTGGGTGGATTCACGCTTAGTTTGAGTAAGCAAGGCCTCCCATTCCACTCATTACGCGAAGTACGTTGTAGTTCGTCGCGTAGATGTAGACAGTCGAGGACGTCGTGGTGCCAACCGAGTTGTTGGACACCGTGAGGAGCAGCGTGGTGTTATCGATGCGCGATAAGTTGCACGTGCCGCTGGGCTGGTGCTGCTCAGGCTGGAGGGCGAACGAGTAGACGTTGATGCCAACCGCCGGCACGTTGGTGTGGTGCTGGAACGGCTGGACCTCGTTGAAGTAGCGTCCCTCGCGAACCTGGAAGCGGTCGTGGCCGTTGAGCTGGAGCAGGGCCGTGATGCACGGGTTCTTGCCCGCCATGCCCTCAAAGCGCGTGACGGAGTAGCCAGACTCCAGCACGGACCGGTCCCACCAGTCGCTGAAGTTGAACGGCTGCTGGCCCTTCCACGGGTTGATGATGCTGTCGTCGCAGCTGACATACGAGTCGCGCTGGACAACCCACACGAGCTCCTTGCACGGGTGGTTGAAGTTCAGCTTGAGCTTGTTGGAGGAGCTCGTGATGGACTCGCCGCCCGTGAACTGGAGGGTCTCGATGAGGTACTCGTGGGAGACCTGGGCGAACTTGCGGCGCTCGTCCGTGTCGAGGTAGATGTAGTCCACGTAGAGCGAGGCGGCCGTCAGGTTGGCGGCGTTGACGCGGTCGCGGATCGTGTGGAGGTTGCTCGTGATCTGCGGGGTGACCTCGAAGCAGAGGTTGCGCAGGTCGTTGAACTCCAGGTTGATGCGCACCTCGTGGTACTGGAGCGCGATGAGCGGGAGCGCCAGGCCAGGGTTGCGGCAGAACCAGAACTGCAGCGGGATGTAGAGCGTGTACTCAGGCGCGCAGTTGAGGACCTCAGGGGAGGAGTTCGGCTCGCCGCCCGCGCAGTCATTGTCGCACGGCTCACCGCCCTGGACGAGGAGGTTCGTCAGCTGCGGCACGTTGCCAACCATCTTGGCATAGCCGCCCTGCTTGCCCGGCTCCTGCGTGAGCTCATTCCAGATGTGGAGCCACTGTCCGTAGTGCTTGTCGATGCGCTGGCCGCCGATCTCGAGCTCGACGCTCTTGACGAGGTTGTGACCAACCCAGTTGAGCCAGCGGAACTGGGCGCCAGAGCCGTCCGACGTCTGGAGGGAGACAGACGGGAGCGTGGCCTGGAGGTAGATGCGGTGGATCAGGTCACCGTTGCGCTGGATCGTGCACGTCACACGCTTGCCGAAGCCAGGCGAGCCGTTGAACGGGTTCTCGATGGACTCCATGGCGAAGTTGGTGTGGCGGCGGTAGACCACCTTGAAGAAGGTGATCTGGGGGTTGCCCGTGAGGTAAACGTCCTGGGCACCGTAGGCGACAAGCTGCATAAGTCCACCACCAGTCATTTGATTCTATAACCCTTAGAAAGAAAAAATTCCAGCAAAGTGCCGGAATGGCGGAAAAAGGAAACTTTTCACGGCCAGCTGCGTTCCGACTTTCAAGCCGTGGTCGGTCTAAACGGAACAGCGCAAAACCTATAAGATTCATAGACAATGTCAACAGGTGATGCGTTTTTTAAGATACGTCCCACGAAGCGGAGTAATCCAGAGGCGAGAACGACCCTGGATACTGTCCACCAAGTCCAGCTTGGTGCTATGATTGACCGTGAGAAGCAGGTTGGCGAGCTGGAAGAGAATCTCAACACGCTGGAAACCAGTCTCTCGGCAGTGACCGATGACGTCCAGTATGAAGTGGTGGAGCAGCAAATTAAGGTCCTCCAGAAGGAGATTCAGAAGCGGCGCGGTGGCAATGAGGTCTACGACTATTTTCTAAATGCCGGTGAACTTTTGTATCAATATTACGACGTTCAAGAGAGAATTAACAATGGCGCAGAGGGTGTTCTCAAGAGTTCAACCTACCGAGTAAAACCGGGCGACATTCTGAGTTCTCTTCAGTCGGCCGGCGACCCTGTTCTTCCTAACCAGCCAGTTGGTGAGCGCCTCCGCCGCGATAAAATCCTGGAGACCTATCTCCAGAAGGTGGATCCTGAACACGCACGCGGCGGCTCGGAGGTGCTGAATGATCCCTATGGAGAGTGCGAGGATTGCCAGACCGAGATGATCTTCAGCCAAAATGAGGCGCTGTTTACCTGCCCCAAATGTGGATATCAGGAGTTCGTCCTGATTGACTCGGACAAGCCGAGCTACAAGGACCCGCCGCGCGAAGTCTCCTATTATGCATACAAGCGCATTAACCATTTCAACGAGTGGCTTGCACAGTTCCAGGCAAAAGAGAGCACTGAGATTCCTTCCACAGTCTATGACGAAATTGTGGAAGAGCTCAAAAAGGAGCGCATCTCGGATTATAGCAGCCTGAAGCCTAGCAAGATTAAGGAAATCCTGCGGAAGCTGCATTACAATAAGTATTATGAGCATGTGCCACATATCCTGAACCGGCTCAATGGAGAAAATGCACCCGTCATGTCGCGTGAAATCGAAGAGAAGTTGCGCTTCATGTTCAAAGAGATCCAGCCGTCTTTCCAGGCCCATTGCCCCAAGGGTCGCAGCAACTTCCTCTCGTATTCTTATGTTCTCTATAAATTCTGCGAGCTGTTAGAGCTGGATGAGTATTTACCCTGCTTTCCTTTACTGAAAAATAGGGACAAACTATATGTCCAGGACAAGATTTGGAAGCTGATTTGCCAGGATTTGGCGTGGCAGTATATTCGGTCAATTTAACGTCGTGACTTATTAGACGATAGGCTTAACGATTAAGAAAGGGCCTTACCATATGAACTTAAAATTAAGGGAGCTCTTTGAGCTTCCTTAATTTTAAGATTCATCGGTTAATCTGTCGCAGGACATAAAAATTAAGGAAGTTGTAACTTCCTTAATTTTTAGTCACGACGGTACCCTTTCTTAAGTTTTAGCATCGTCTTAAACCTTCTTTGGCAGAGACTTCTTCACCATCGCGCGCACGTCGTCCGAAATAGATGCTACGACGGAGGCTGCAATACCCCTCTCAAGGTTTTGGAAACCCTCAACAGGTGTAATCTTGTTCGCAGTCAGCTCGGCGCGAACAAGAGCCTTGATGTCATTTGCAAGACGCCCCTTCACGATGTCAACAACCTTATCCTGGTTCGCGCACGTGGAAGCACCTGAGGCGGTCATCACAGGCATGTCAGTGTTTAGCTGGTCCGTCTTAAAATTCGGGTCGGCCGCATTAAACTTGGGCTGTGTAGAGGCTGTGCACTTATCAGCATTAACCGCATAGTTTCTATCTGAGCATGCCTTTCCAAGAGGTAGACCGAAGCGGTCGGACATGACGCATTTGCCAATGTCAGTGCACCAACCACACTTGTTGTTATCTACGCACGTGCCACAGGCAGTAAGCTCGGCACAGGAGAGGCACTTCCCTGTCGTCTTATTCCAGTTGCAGTCCGCCGTATTGTCGCATGCCGTATCAACCTTGATAGCTGTGCAGACGTTCGTATCCTGAAAACCCTCTAGGCGCAGGCCGCCATTTATAGCGAGGAGGCAGGCAAAGAGGAGGAGAGCTATTCCTAGAAGAATCGGGCCAACCATTCTAATAAGAACCTGTCATTCTTATCAGGTCTCGTTTGACAACTTGGGGGTAGATATATTTGAAATAGTATGCATCCTCTTCTGTCGGAACATGACTTGTTCGTAACTGGACCATCGTTCCAGGCGAGGTTGCGCCGAAGAATCCTTCTGTAGTCCTGGTAAGCACAAGCGCAATAAATAAGAGGACGAGCGCAACTATGATTATCTTCATCTGAGTTTTATAGATATATTATTACATATCTATAAAAAACACATTGAGAATTTATATGTTAGTGGACTAAATTAAGAAATAATATACCGCAACTCAGCGCCTACGTCTATGTCTACGCACGCACTGATGCGCCTAAGCACGCATCGGGAATCCAACGAGGTTGGCGCCGATACCGAAGCCGGCGCCCTGGCGAGCCGTAACGCCGATGCTCGGGCTCACAACGTCCAGGATGGCGAAGACCGCCGCGGCGACAACCGCGAGCGTCAGGATCTCCTCCACCGGCAGGGACTTCTTCGGGACGAAGATGGCGGCGATGGCCACGAAAAGACCCTCGATTAAGTACTTGATGGCACGGTTAACAATCTCCGTAGTGAAGTCCATTTAACTCTATATTATTGAAAAAGATTTTTTGTCCGCGATTGGCTAGGATGCATCGCTTAGGTCCGCGATTGGCTTAGGTCCGCGATTGGCTAGGATGCATCGCTTAGGTCCGCCATTGGTTTAGCTCCGCGTCACCGGTCTAAATAGAAACTAACTAGAAGTATGTAGATGTCAAACACCCAGCGTGAGGATTTTCTGGATGAGGACGTGGAGATTCCGGGGCAGAAGGTTGTTCTCCTCAGCTTTCTGAGCCCGGAGAAGGTGTTGGCGAAGAAGGACCTATTCTTCTTTGACACCTTCCTCCAGCAGTATGAGTTTAAGTTGAGGGTTCGCAACCTCGAGGGCTACCTCGCCACCACGATTCGCAGCATCAACAACAAGCTGGATGCGCAGGCGGTGGAGTTTGACAAGCAGGACCTCAGTGGCTGTGCCGATCTCTGTCGTAACAGCCGGGTTCGGGTTGACACGGTCATGGATGGCCTCCAGACATTCATCAAGGAGAATGAGAAGGACATGAAGGACTCCAAGCTCAAGGAGGCGTATGATGACTTCGTCTATGCCAACAAGACAAAGCTTGAGCAGCAGTTCTCGGAGAAGAATGAGTTCCGCACAAATGTTCGGGGACTGAAGGTTCGTGGTGTCTATGCCAGCAAGGCGGAGGCAGAGGCCCGCTCCAAGAAGCTCCAGCGCAACGACCAGATCCACAACATCTTTCTCGGAGAGATTGGCAAGTGGCTGCCATGGGATCCGGAGCCGACGGATGTCGGTGAGCAGGAGTATGCTGAGGAGCAGCTCAACACCCTCATGAAGAAGTATAAGGATAACGAGGAGGCCCGCGAGATGTTCATGCGCGAGAACCGCAACAAGATGCGCAGTGGACCGTCGACCACGGTGACCCGTGATGCTGAGGCTGAGCCTAGCAGTGTAAGCAATGCCGCCGCTGCACCTGCCGCATTCAGTGCAATGTTTGATGGCCCCGCCGATCTCGCCATGCAGCGCAAGATGGAGAACAAGCAGTAAATGTAAATAACGTTGATTTATAATCAAACATATTTACCGTGAAACTCTAATCGTCCTTGGACGTTACACGCGAACATTGCCACTTACGCGAGCAGGCGTGTTAACAAAGTATGAAACACCTAACCATATAGCTACTAAGATTAATGTTGGAATTAACAAATATGTAAGAAATATATCAACAAGAAAATTTTGAAAAGGCCCGGAAAGTGTTGAGAACCCCTCCACACCCTTGTTATAATAATTGTTCGTGTAGGGAGGATTGATGGCGCGGCACACGCCCTCCTGGCAGAACTCACCCTCATTGCACTTCACGCCGTAGCAAGACATGTTCGTGAATCCGTCGTAGAGGGTGTCCGGAAAAACCGCACGCACCACAGCAATCATCGCGAGAACAATGAGAAACGAGACAAAAACGCCCACGAGAGTCTTGTTATTCAGACGAACCATTCTGTTCAGACTCTACATTTTCACTTGGAGCTTCCTCCTCTTTGGGAAAGCAAATACCCTTCTCGCCAGTCTCGTCTGCGTGGCAATTCGCATCCTTTCCACATGCATTTTCTAACTGCGGGTCACACGGCTCTCCCATATCGGAAAAGGGGCTCTTTCTGCCCGTATACCATCCATACGCAAAATACAGGGCCACCACAAGAAGAACGGCGCCAAGTCCAGCAAATACATTGAGATTCATCCACGACGGGGCAAAGTTCTTAAGAAAGTCCATACTATCTTAGGAAGCCAGAATATACATCGCTTTTAGCCGCTTCAACCCACTATCGTTCAACCCACTATCGTTCAACCCACTATCGTTCAATCCACTATCGTTCAAGCCACTATCGTTCATGGTAATACCGGGAGACCCGTATCCACAGGAAGACGCCTGGGGTTAACCGACTTACAATATCCATTCACACACTGAAGAGGGAAGTCGCAGGGCGCCATATCAACACCGCATTGGGCATTGGCAGACCCCTCAAAAGGCTCAATATACTGAGAAATGCGGATATATCTGTCGGCAATGAGAAGCGCAATGGCGAGGGCAGCTATGAATAATAAGCAAGAAATAGCACCGGACTTGTCCATCTAACCTAAGTTTATATCTTCTTAACTTGAATTGCCGGCCCCTTCAGACGTGTGGCAGAACGGGGATCATATTCATTCCCCTCCTTCTCCTTCATGTGCGCAGCAGAGTGGGCCCAGAACTCGGGCGCCCCAATGCGGAAATCACCGTGCATCTCCGCCTTATACCAGAAGATAATGTCCTCCAACTTATTGCTCTGTGTCGTATTATCCAAGACGAGGCACTCATAGTTTGTCGTGCACTGGTCCATGATCTGGCAGAAGAACTCAAACGACGGAAAGGCAGAGCCATAGTTGTCAAAGATGCGCTTGCGGTTGCTCAGATAGGGCTCGCGCAGAATGAAGACATAGTCCACGTTGGTTCTCAGAGCCGGCTGGATACCCAGCGGATACTGCATGGTAATCAAGAAGAAGACCTTGAGCCAGCGACCGTTCATGAAGAGGTAGCGGATGTTCTTGTCGTGAGTCCAGCTGTCGTCATACATACAGTCGTCCAGAATCATAAGGGAGCGGGGGTCGTAGCGCGACTTCATCTGGCCCGCCGCCTGCTCCGCCATAATCTTCGCCATAATCATCTTCTGCCGCTTGACAAAGTTGGCAAGAATGAGCGGGCTATACTCGCCGTGAATGAAGAGCGGGGGGATCATCTTGGAGTAGAACGAGTTGGACTCCTCCGTTCCTGAAATGACTGTTCCAAGAGGCATGTCTTGGTGGTGAAAAAGGAGGTCACGCACAAGCGTGGATTTTCCAGTGCGCCGGCGCCCGATAAAAACACA